CGTGCATTTTTATGTGATTGTACTAGTGAATGTAAAAATAACGGAACTAATAAAAATGTTAAATGCTTTCGTTATTGTTATCCAAAACCAATGATGAATGGTGGTTGTTCAGGTGCATGGACGCCAGAACAGAGAGCAAAAATATCATGTATTAGAAAAGCAAATAGTACATGTTAAAAAAATTGATTTATAAATACTATGTAAATATAACTACAGAATATTAACATAGTATATTAGAATGGCCTGGCGACTTCTTATTATCGACGAAAACGACACTTATCTTAAAAGCTTATACGAAACACAAATACACAAAAATGATGAAAAATGGAGAAATAACAAATATTATGAATTAGATTCAGGTTTTGATTTATTTGTACCTACATGCCCGGATACGGAAGATGGTAATTGGGTTGTAGAGGCTAAAAAAACAATATTTATTAAAATGGGAATTAAACTCGTAAAATTTGATAGTATGTATTTATTAAATGATGATGATGACTGTGAAAGTAAATTAGAACATTCATGTCCTTATATGATACATCCTAGAAGTTCTATCTGGAAAAAACCCTTGAGACTTGCAAACTCTACTGGTATTATTGATGCAGGATATAGGGGGGAACTCGGAGTTGCATTGGATAATATAAGTGATAATTCATTTGTTATTGAAAAAGGTTGGAGATTAGTTCAAGCATGCAATCCCGATTTATCTCCATTTAAAGTTAAAATAACAAATTCTCTAAATGAAACTATTAGAGGAGAAAATGGATTTGGTTCAACAGGACAATAATTAATCAAAACCAAATTGATAAAATATCATTTCATTTGTTATCATTTTATAATTTTCTAGTTTTTTATTATTATCTTTTATTAATCGCTGACATGGCGCACATAAGAAAGTATAAAATTCATATTTTGAAATAGAATTTACACTAGTTTTGAACTCGTATAATTTTGTTTTACTAGTTATAGTACTACACATTATACAACCATGAAACCAACCACATTTGGGTAAATTTCTATCTTCATATAAATAAACTTGTCTTAATGTAGGCATAAATTATAAATTTATTATATTATTGATATTGATACTAATAATATAAACTTTTAAACCAGTAATTTCCTGTAACAGAATAATGTGCCCCTAAAATTGCACCCATGCTCCCTACAAATGCGACATCTCTCCAATCAAAATCATGTTTTGGATATTGTAATCCTGAAATTATTCCACATAAAAAAATTGTACCTGTAGTTGCTAACCCTGTTATTAGAGGAACTTTTATAATTTCATAATCCATTAGTTATGAATAATAAAATTATTTAATTATTTTTTTTCTTACACATTTAAAACTACTTGTTCTTGATTTACTTCTGTATCGTGATTTATAATTGTATTTATTACTGATATTATTTCTCTTTGTGATGCATTTGGATTCTCCGAACTAATACGATCTTCCAATTCTCGAATAACATCAATTATATTACCATCCTCATCTTCCCAAATTTCACTATCTGAAAGTATTTCATCATCCGAACTATCATAATCTGAATAATTTACAAAATTAGCTCTACATGTAGGACAATTATGTATTGTATTTCCACTATGATGTGCTCTACCATAACAAGACCAACAAACATAGTGACTACAGTTTGCCGATTTACACATTTTATCTATAGGATTTTCGTCATAACAAACAGGGCATTCAATTAACTGCGATTTGGAACATGCCTTGCAAAATCCGTTATCATCAAACATATTATCACAGCATGATTCACATACCCCACAACAGTCATTATGTATACATTTATTACGTATAGCAGTTCTATTAAGACATATAGGACAAGATTCTTTTGCTAACCATGAATTTTTATTTTCTTTAATAAATAATTTCTTATCATCAATGGAGAGATTTTTATAAATTTTATAAAATAATCCTTTTATATTTTCAATATTTGCATTTGTTGATTTTATAATATTATTTCTCTTTGCTTCTTCTTTTTCAAGCATTTTAGTAATATTTTCAGAGACATTATTACGATATTTTTTCCAGTTAGAAGCACTAAGATTTTCAATAGGTTCCCAGTAATGATTACCGTGTTTAAATATATTAATACACAGAACTCCCGATTTACTGGTTGCAATCTGTCCTTTATTTTTGTCGTCCGTGCTATAAGTGGATTCGTCGAAGACAAGTGAACTCATAGTGTTCTGATAGTCTGTGTTAGATTTTCTTGTTAAGTATTTGTGTGTGGTGGTGTGTTTATAATAAGTAATTGAAATATGATGGTTCAATTTTTTTTTTCTGTGGGTATACTATAAAATGAGCGGGGAAGAAAATCTTTTTGACTACTGTATGGAAGAATTAAAAAAAAAGATTGAGGGTATTGAGGTAAATGCAGATACAATTATCACAATATTAAGATATGCAATGGAAGTTGTTGAAATAAGCAAGGCAAAAGGAGAAGCTCAACGTGAATTAGCTATAAAATTAGTTCGTAAAGTTGTTGTTGATGCACCAATTAGCGATGATAAAGAAAAATTATTATTAGACCTAATTGATAATGGTATATTATCCAATACCATAGAACTTGTAGTAAATGCTAGTAAAGGAGAAGTTGATATAAATAATGTAGCACAAGTTGCAAGTGGTTGCTGTGTTACATTTTTTAAAAGACAGTAATTAAAAAACTTCTTAAAAAATTGAATAATTATAATAAACATATAGATTTATTATAATTTAACTATGAATTCTAATACTAGCGAAGATGTTGATAAACTCTGCCCCAAACTTACATCTGATGATATGAAAAAAATAAATTTTAATTTTACAGAAAAATTCTATGAATATTTTAGTAATTTTATTTATTCTCATCCTGGAAAAACAACTCATGAACTTATAAAAATAATTGATAGATATAATTTTACACCTGAAACATTAGTATTGGCTTTTAAACTATTCAATACGTATAAATATACATATAATAATACATGCGGTCCATTTATATATAAAAATGAAAGATGGTTTCCGGTATATAATAAAAAATATACAGATAATATTATACTTGCTGAAGAAAATTCAAAACTTAAATCAGAATTAGATCATCTTAGATCAATTATTGCTACCTTTAAATAAAAAAAAATAAATCTAATCATATGCACCTGATGCATATTGTAATGTATACGCACGAGCTTCTAACATATATTGATCTTTATTTCTAATATAAAGTTCTGCAATAGACGGGACAAGAGGATCATCCGGATTTGGATCTGTTAATAAAGAACAAATTGAAAGGAGAACTTTTGAAATAGTAAGAGCAGGACTCCATTGATCTTTTAAAATATCTAAACAAATACCGCCACTTGAATTAATATTTGGATGATAAATTCTAGTTTTAAATTTAATTTTTGGTGGTTTATATGGATAATCTTGTGGAAAGCAAATATCTAAATAAAATACACCTCCCTGATAGGGACTATCAGTAGGTCCCATAAGTGTTGCCTGCCAGTGATATAGATCATCTTCTAATGGACCCGCACTGCAATTTGTTGGTGGATCTTTAGTTAGTAATTCTAATTCTTTTTTAATTCTTACAGTAGTCATATATTAATACTTAATTATAATATGTTGTTCTTAATTTATTTTATTAAAAATATGCTTATTTAAATACTTTATTTCGTTTGATTAGTGCCTTTTTTTTAGTGCCGTTTTTTAAGTAAACTAACTGAAATTTGTATTGTTAGTTACTACCCATGTGCTATTACCGATATCTAATACATCTCCAGATATCCATATATTTTCTTTATTGTCGTTTAATAAATGTACCGAACCAGGAGATGTATCCGTACATCTAGCTTTATAATTTGTCGCTTTTCCAATTATTTCTCCTTGTAGATTTATCACCAAATCATTTTCTTTAATATGATGATACGCATTTAATTTATTTGCAGTTTCTGTGATTTCTCCCCACGCAGTTCTCACTGTGTTATTCATAATTTTTGATATATGTTTCGTAATGTAATTGAATATAAAAAATTTTTTTTTACATTCAATTTTATATACAAATACTTTTATTTCACTCGCTGTCGCTAGAGTCACTGTAATCAGACCATATAACTTAATCACAATTATTTATAGAATATGGATTAGTATCAAAGAAATTTCCCCAAAAGTCATAACTTCCATCATCGTGGTATTTAACTCCTCCAAACCCTCGGTATCCTTCTGTATCTCCCCATAATCTATCCCAATCATCATGACCGTTTTCATCTATATTTCTCAGCTTACCAATAAAAGCCATAAATAAAATAGACATAAACGATATAATAAATAATAGAACTATCTCTATCATTGTTGTTGTTAGTTGTTTCTTTTTGTGAGTGTATATGTATGTGTGTTATAATATCTTAGTTATTTTATAATGTATTTCCTTTTCAATTTTCTTATAAGTTTTTAAAAATTGAAATAATATATAATATAAATATCTAACATTATTACCCACAAAAACTACTATCAAAAATGGAACCCACGAGATATGCCTATTGGAGCGCACAACAGTATAAAATTATGAAAAGGCTCGGACGTAAAAAAGTTAATATTTATTTGGTAGTAAAAGATGGTGTAGAAAAAGAAGTTGGAGTTACTGAAATTATGCGATTTCCTAAGAAATTGCCCCATGCTGAACGTTTTGATGATTCTATTTATCTAGGAAAAGTAATTCGTTTTGTAAGAGATGAAATATAAAAAACTGATACTTTATTTTGATATTAAAAATAAAAAAAATTTTTTTTGATTTTTTGATTTTTGTTTTGTTTTTTATTTTTTTAATTTTTGTTTTGTTTTTCCTTTTTTTGATTTTTGGTTTTCAACGGTAGTTACATCCAAAAGTCCAAATCCATTGCATAATTATACACCTCTTCGCCATTCAGAAGATATTTCCCCTGTTTCCGGAATTCTCTGTAATCGCTTGCTACATAGTGATCTGGAACGTCCATAAGATTGTGCAACTTCTTCCACTTTTGAAATTTTTTAAAGTCCTCTCGGTACATATCAAAATTTTCTATCATTTCTCCACGTTCTAATGCCTCAATCTCCTCAGGTCTGCCACCGCACAACCAGACAATTCTCGCATTCTCTTTATCAGCACATCGGTTGTAGTATGCTAACTCCCTTTTTTCAGCTGCATCATAAGCATCATAAGCTTGCTGACGAACATCTTTCATCATCATACTGAATACTGACTCATAGTATGCAACACAACCACATTCAGGAGCTCCTAATAGATTTCCGGTAATATCGTTGTTTACCCTAGCCAGTTTCTTAGAGCGATTGTAAAGATCAATAGGAGGCACACGTTCCCTTTTAAAATTCTCAAACCACTCATCGAAAATGTCGTTTTTTATCTCATCAGACATA